TAACACAAGAATTACGAGCTATGGGTATTCCTGTACAAAATTATTCGCCTAATAGGGGGCAAGATAAAATTGCTAGGACTAACGCAGTGGCACCACTTTTCGAATCAGGAATGGTTTGGGTGCCAGAAACAAGATGGGCAGAAGAACTTGTTGAAGAACTTACAGAATTTCCTAATGGAGACCACGATGATTTGGTCGATTCGACTACACAAGCCCTTTTACGGTTTCGTCAAGGAGGATTCGTGAGACATCCATCCGATTATGAAGACGAAACTTTAGAAAACAATGTAAAAGAATTTGTTTATTATTGAGGTATAAATGGCTATAGAAAAGAAAAAACCTATTGAACTTGTAACAGACGAAGAAGATATCGAAATAGAAGTCGATGACCAAGAGTCAGAAGAAATTGCTTTTGACCCTGAAAATACGGTGCTACTAGAGGATGGTAGTGCAGTAGTTAATTACGAAGAAACATCTACACAAGGAGGACAAGATGATTTTTACAAAAATCTCGCAGATGATATTGACGATAGCTCACTCAATGAAATCGCTAGTGATCTTATTGAATCCTATAAAGAAGACCTCGAATCAAGACAAGACTGGCTCGACAGCTACACAGAAGGACTGGATCTCTTGGGAACGTCTACAGACGATAGGAGCGAACCTTTCAG